GCGCTCACCTTTGGCGCCGGCCACACCGCCGCCAACACCACCGAAGGTTTGCGTGCCAAAGGCATCACCCTGCTGGCCTCTATTGCCTAACCCGGCCCATTCACCCTTTCATTGAAAGCCAAACACCATGGACATCTTTACCACCGCCGTGCTCAACCGGGTTGTTTCTGAACTGCCTGCCCCTGCGCCCTTCATTTTGAACAGCTTTTTCCGCAACATCCAAACGGAAACCAGCGAAGAAATCCACTTCGATGTGGACTCCAGCCGCCGCCGCCTGGCCCCCTTTGTGGCGCCCATCGTGGCTGGCAAAGTGGTGTTGGACAAGGGTTACACCACCAAAACCTTCACGCCTGCCTACATCAAGGACAAGCGCGTGTTTGACGCCAACCGCCCCTTCAAGCGGGCCATTGGCGAGCGCATTGGCGGCAACCTCGACCCCATGCAGCGCCTGCAACTGGCCTTGGCCAACAACCTGATGGATCAAACCGACATGCTCACGCGCCGCCAGGAAGTCATGGCCGTTGAAGCTCTGCGCACGGGTGCTGTGACCGTGGTGGGCGACCTGTACCCCACACAAACCGTCAACTTTGGCCGCCATGCCGACCTTACCGTCACCCTGGCTGGTGCCACGCTGTGGGGCGCTGCGGGTGTAGAGCCTTTGGACGACGTGCAAACCTGGTCCATGAAAGTGACCGAGAAAAGCGGCAGCACCGCCGACACCCTGGTCATGGACGTGGAAGCCTGGAAACTGTTCAGTGCCAGCGCCAAAGTACAAAAGCTGCTCGACCGTTTCCGTGGTGCCGACCAACTGGTGCCCACCGTCACTGGCGAAGGCGGCCGCTACATGGGCAACATCGGCACCTTTGACATCTGGGTCTATGCCGGCTGGTACGAGCACCCCGACACCCTGGCGCTCACACCCTACCTGCCGGCCCGCACGGTGCTGGTGCTGGGTGCCGACGTGGAAGGCACGCGCGCCTATGGCGCCATCAAGGACGAAGCCGCCGGCTTCCAGGCCATGCCCTACTTTGCCAAAAGCTGGGTTGAGCAAGACCCGGCCGTGCGCTACCTCATGCTGCAAAGCGCGCCGCTCACTGTGCCTTACCGCGTCAACGCCAGCCTGGGCGCCACGGTTTAAACCTGCCTGACACACCAACAGCGCCACACCATGAACCCCGCTTTTGTCCAAGCCATTGCCGACCTGAACACCGCTACGGTGGACATGCTTGGCAACGTCACGGTCACACTGGCCGGGGTGACTGATTTGTCGGCGCTGTTTGTCAAATCGTTTTACGCCAGCAACATTGGAGACAGCGGCATTGCCAGCACACAGGCAAGCCTGACGCTGCAAACGTTTGATGTGCCGCCAAAAATTATCGACTGGTTCGCCTACTTTGCCGAACCCTTCAACCCCATTGACCTACTGGTCACGGTAGCTGGCAGCAATTACAAAATTGTCGCGCACGAACCCAACGGCACCGGCCTGAGTCGCCTCATTCTGGAGGTCGCATGACCACCACCTACCACCTCCAGATATACGACGCCGCTGTGGCGGCGCTGCAAGCGGCCCCGGCGCTGGCTGATGGCAACGTGAAAACCATGCGCAGCACCAACCGGCCCATGCCCGAAGGCGTGAGCCGGCAACTGCGCGTGTTTCTTGGCACCACTCTGCCGCAAAGCATGGTGGGTGGCAGCGCCCCGACGGACTGGGTCACTCGCCTGCGCGTGGAGTGTATGGCGCGCGACGTGCTGGGACCCACCCCGGTCAAGGCATTTGATGTCGCCAGCACCCTGGCCGCCCAGGTGCACCAGCGCCTGTTGCAAGACGCTGCCCTACAGGCCTTGGTCAGCGAAGTGGCGCCCGCTGGCATGCAGTGGGATGAAGACGAAGCCGACACCAGCCTTGCGGCCTGCCAATGCATTTTTACCGTGCAACACCGCACGCCCTTTACCAACCTGACGGTATAACACCATGCAAATACCCACACCCGACATCGCCCACGGCGGCAGCTACCAGGTAGACCCCGCCACCGGAGCTGTCACCCTGATCAGCCGCGCCCAGCAGCACCCCGACGAGCCCGTCACCGCGGCGCCCGCACCCGCCGCCACACCGGCTCCCAAGACTGCCAGCCTCACTGGCACCACCACCGTTCAACCCAAGGAGTAAACCATGGCCAACCGCCGCATGAAAAACACCACCGTACTCGCCAAGATTGGCGCTGTCTACGGCACTGACGTAGTACCCACGGGCGCCGCCAATGCCATTTTGGTGAGCGATGTCAGCTTTACCCCGCTGGAAGCCAGCAACGTGGACCGCAACAACATCCGCGCCTACATGGGTTCGAGTGAAAACCTGGTGGGCACCGCCTTCAAGTCGCTCAGCTACAGCGTTGAACTGGTGGGCTCCGGCACGGTCGCCGTGGCACCAGCCTGGGGTGTGCTGCTGCGCGCCTGCGGCTTTGCCGAAGCCATCACCGCCCTCATACGGGTGGACTACACACCGGTGAGCGCCTCGTTTGAATGGGTTGACCAGTACGTCTACATGGACGGCGCCTTCCACAAGCTGCTGGGTTGCCGTGGCACCGCCACACTTGACGTCAGCTCAGGCGCCATCCCCAAGATCAAATTCTCGTTCAAGGGTATTGACGGCGGCATCACCGCAGCGGCGCCGTCGGGTGTGGACTACACCACCTGGCAAACCCCGCAGGTGGTCACCGACACCAACACCGCCGACTTGTTGCGCGGCTGCACCCATGCCACCGGTGTGGCCCCGGCGCTGGCGGCCGGCACCAGCTACCCGTACAACAAGTTCATGCTCGACTTCGGCATTGACGCCCCCTTCATCCCGCTCATCGGGCAGGAGTCGGTCGAAATCATGGACCGCAAAATCACGGGCGACATGGAAGTTGACCTGACCGCCGCACAAGATGTGTCTTGGATGGCTGACGTGAAAGCCAACACCCTGGCCAGCCTGGGCTTGGTGCACGGCACCGTGGCCAACAAAAAGACGCTGATTTTTGCGCCCAATGTGCAGATCCACAGCCCCACTTACAGTGACCTCAGCGGCAAGCTCATGAACACCTACAAGCTGGTGCTGCCGCCCACCGGTGTGGGCAACAACGAGCTGCGCATCGTCACCAGCTTCTAAGCATGTGCCACCTGGCCCGGCCACACGCGCCGGGCTCTTTTTAAACCCACACAACACAACAACCATCATGGCCATCATTCGCACCGCGTCACCCACCTACTTTGCACCCATCAACTTCAAATGCCTCAGTGAGTCGGGCAAGCTCGACGAATTCAAGTTTGACATGCAATTCAAGCGCCTCAAGCAAAGCGACAACGATGCCCTGCACCGTGAAAACATCGACCGCAGCCGCGTCATTCGGGACCAGATCGAAAAAGACGGCAGCATTGACGACATTCAGGCCCAAGCCAAACAAGCTGGCCAAGACCGCTTGCGCCAGTACGCCACCGGCTGGCGCGGTGTTCAAAACGAAGACAAAAGCGACGTGCCATTCAGCCTTGATGCCCTGTTTGAACTGTGTGAAGAGTACCCCGGCCTGATGAATGCCATCAACGAGGCGCTTGCCAAATCGGTAGCTCCCGAGGCAGCGGCCCACCTTGCCACAAAAAACTAGAAGCCGTTGCGCAGCACTGGGCCACCGGAGGCCGCGCAACGGTAGACCAGGACACGCTTGATGGCTTGAAAGCATCTGGCGCCCCAGCAGAATTTTTGGAGTTGAGACGTGCCGAAATCATGCGCAACCAGGAAGCCCAAACGGTCGAACTCTGGCCAGAACATGTGCGCGCCTTCGTGGTGTTTTGTGCCATGTCAAGCCAGTGGCACTGTGTCCCGTGGAGCAATGGCATGAGCAGCGGCATGCACTACCAGGGCCTACGCTACGAAGCGCTTGACGTGGTGGAACGCCGCCTGCCCGCCGACCCCACCGACCCTGCCCCTGACGTGGTGTTTGCACAGCTCCAGACGCTGGAGCGCGAAGCCATCAAACACCTCAACAAACCTTGACACCCACATAGGCCCACCCCTCCATGTCTGACATTGGCATCACCCTACGCGGCAACCACAGCGGACTCAATGCCTCACTACAGAAGGCCGGGGGCGACGTGAAA